AAGCCTATTGCCACCATCATCGGCTAGGGGGAAGGCTGACAGTGGCGCGAAGGCGACCATGCTTTACTCCGGTTTAGTCGGCCAAGTTACATCATGCGGAAAGCCGGGCTGCTCGGGGATTTGGCGCAGGTCGCCGCGATAGGTGTACCAGTCGATAGGCACGTCCTGACCGAGTTCTCGGGCGCGGATGACCACCCAATCTGACTCGTCAAGGAGTCGGTCACGTTGCTCCCTAATAGCCTTCTTCTTCCGTTCAGTAACGACACTGGGAAGACTAGACACCATACGAGAGCCGTCCCAGAACATGCCGACAGTACGCTTGCCGTGGACGTAGTTACCAGACGTAGGCTCTTTGTCCGTGTGATAGAGAGCTTGATTTTCGTCAGAAAGAACAGTCCACATTATACAATTCTCACTTTCAGGTTTTGTGTTGCGTTAGAAGTAATCCTCACCACGTCAGTCGCAGGGAAATCAAAGTCGTAGTCCGTCCCCAAGACAGCGCCTTCGTTCTTCACGTTAGCGTCGTAGTTGATCGACACACCGTCAGAGGAAGGAATACTGGAGGAGGCAGTCCCAAGGTACAGTGCAATCATCAGGTCTAGGTTATCGCCCAGAGTGTAGTGATTGGCGTCTGTGACTGCTTCGAGTTGGGTTTGGTCCATGCGGTTCTGTGTGACGCTCAAAGCCTCTTGCAGAGCATCCAATTCAGTATTGGTGGTGGCAGGAGTCCAAGTAACAGAGCCGTAGGTCACATTACTGTTGTATTCCCAAGTCCCGGCGTTATCCCTGACGATAGACCGTTCACCGTTGGTATCATCAATGACTTTCCAAGTGGTGCGACCATCCGTAGACACAGCATAATAGACCTGACCATCGCCAGATACTTGGTCCGTAGTCATGGAGTTAATGTCGGTCCAGTAAGTGCTGTCGATTTGTCCGCCAGCGTTGGTGACTGCGGAAGTGTATTGGGCTGTTGGTTGGAAAAGTTCGCCAGTGGTATACTGATAGACTGAGTCGTTAATACTACCAAGCATATACATCTTAGTGCCATCAGTATTGAAGGCTATGCCTGTGGGGGTAGACTCTTGACCACTAACACTGAAACTTACCGAGTCATAACTAGCTGTGCTTAGGTCAAACCCTGTAGAAAGACTGTACTGATAGACTGAATTGGTATTATCCCCAACTATATACATCTTAGTGCCATCTGTGTTAAAGGCTATGCCATAGGGGATAGCTTCTTGACCACTAACACTGAAACTTACCGAGTCATAACTTGCAGTGCTTAAGTCGAAGGCTGTAGAAAGAGTATACTGATAGACTGAATTGGTACTATCCCCAAGAATATACATCTTAGTGCCATTAGTATTGAAGGCTATGTCTCGGGGAAAAGAATCTTGAGCATTTACATTAAAGCTAACAGAGTCGTAACTAGCTGTGCTTAAGTCAAAGGCTGTAGAGAGACGCAGTCACAAGGCTGTAGCTGCCGTCAGTCGCCGTAAGAATAGCCTCGCCGCCGTTACCCTCGATGGTCTTACCTACGTCTGTAGAGGCGAAGGAGCCTGTGCCGAGAGTAAATGTGCCATCACCGGTAGCATTGCTAGGTGTCAACGTAGTGGCATAAGCCGTATCATGCCGTTCGTAGTTCGCCCCGTCACTCGCCACGTCCCAAGTGTTAAATGTAACACCAGTCTGAGGCACTTCCTTGGTTACTGATACAACAGGAGCGCCAGAGGAAATAGCTTGAGACAAAGCAATGGTGGAGATTTCGCCTGAGACAAAGGATTTGGTGAGAGTGGCGTTGGTAACGGAGATATTGTCGAGCTGAGTTTGGATCGGGCTTGTGACACCATCAACGTAGTTCAACTCTGTAGCAGTAGCCGTGATACCTAAATCAGTAAGTGTTTCGACCTTACCGTTGAGTTGTGTTTGAACGTCGCTTGTGACACCATCAACGTAGTTCAACTCTGTAGCAGTAGCCGTGATACCGAGGTTCTGAATAGCCGTGGCGGCGTTACTGAGATCACTCAGATTGTTCGTTACCGAGAGATAATCAGTAGCGTCCTGGCCCGCAGCAGTCGTGCTAATATAAAGAACCGCACCCTCAGCATAGGCCGAAGTATCAATGTCGCGCACCTTACCGAAATGCGTCACCTTGCCGTCGGCCCCGTTTGCAATTTCTTCGGTCGCAACGCCCAAGAAATAGATCACGTTGTCGGGGTTTGTTCCGTCCATAGGCGCAATGGTGATGCGCCCTGACGCGCCAATAGTCCCTGTCGCCATGACAGGAGTGCCGTTAGCAATCGTCGATCCACTGTTGTTGCGGACGTTCCAAACCGTTTCTTGGCCGATCTGAACAGTTGTTGTGTTCCCCACAACGTCCAGTGTCTCTTCGTCTGCGTTCCACGACACAGTGCCTTGCGCTCCAGTCCCCCCGGTGAGCTGAACCGTGTCGGCGGTCACATCCGCAAAGGTGGGGTTGTCTGTCGTAGCAACCCCTTGGTCCATGTCAGCGGCGAACTGTAGATCAGCCCCCGCCGCAACCAGATACACCTCGGCGTTGCCGCCGAGGCTGATCGCTGCTCCACCATTGGAACTCTCGCTAACCGACCGGGTGAGCGTCGTACCTGACGCCGTATAGACACCCGTGCCAAGTTCCCACGCCGTGCCTTCTTCGATGACGTAACGGACAGTATTGCCGTCCGCAACGCCTGCTGCGGAGAACGACTGAAAGCCCGCGACAGCAGAGCCGAGAGTGATCGTCCCGGTCCCGGTCGTGGCGGTGTCCATCTTGGCGCGGTTAACGAGAGTTACCATTGGGGGTCAGTCCTTAGGCCGGGTCAGGGATGCCGATGGTGAAGGAATCCAGCGAGAAGGTGTTGCCGTCAGTAACGACCTGTGAAGCCGTCAGCGCAGCGGTTGCCAGCAGGCGGCTGTTGGCCGTGTCTACGATGGCGTAATGCGTGACCGTGCCGTCTCCCGTGATCGAGCCGTTGGTCAGCGCCGCAACCGTAACCTCACGACCACCGCCGGTGCGGTCAGCCGGGCCAGTAACACTGGGCATCGTTGCGTTGCCGAGCGTATAGGTCGCAGTTGCTTCGGTGAAGTCAGACGCTTCCTGCGACGTGACGTGAATGTCGGTTCCTTCGCCGCCAATAACGGACAGGCCGTTATCGAAAACGCGATTTCCGAGAGTTGCCATCAGTCATTCTCCTTTTGATGGTCGTTCTTCCGCCTGTATTTATATCACGCGACTATGTGCCACGCTAGTAGCCGTATTTGTCGCCCTCAAAGCTGTTGGGCGGGTTGGCAAACTGGTCCTGACGGAACTTCGGCTTGACGCGATCAGGGTTCTCGTCAGCGGCTTCAATTTCGCTGTAGGTGAGACCCCCGGCGGAAATACCGAGACCAGCGCCATACTTGTTGGCCTGATGCTCCAAGCGTCGAGCCAGCTTGTGATAGTTCCCCGCGAGTTGGCTGTAGTCACTGGAGATGCTCTCGAACTCAGTATCGACCTCGCGTGAATACTTGCCAGCCAAGGCCCGAGCACAAATAGCGGCAGCACGATAGATGTCGTCACCGGCCTGCGTCAGAGCGAACAGGATGTTCTCATTGGTCAGTTGCAGGTCTTGCTTGTCGGTATCACCGACGAGAAAGCGCACGTTGTTCACGTCATTCTGAAAGCTCATGCCACCTTCCCCTTGATCTCAACGTCGATGTAGCCGTCGCTCGGAAAAGTCTCAGTGCTACCGTCAGGATAGCTGATCTCGAACTCAGCCTGATAGATACCCGGCGTCGAGGTTTCATCTGTTTTCCAGTTGTATTGCACCAACCCGAGCCGATCATCCACGATATGAGCAGAAGTATCGATAACTGTCGTCTTTGTTTTGAGTTCCCGCATGTGGAACCTGGCCGTGGCGTCAGTCAGGTTTACAATTTCGCCAGAACCGTTGACTAGTGACGTGCGGATCGCGGGAGACAAGTCTCCAGCTTTGACGTAAAACGTGGGACTTATGGCATCGTCATACGGCAGCGGGTTGAAGACACCGCTGGCTGTGCCATTAAAATTGAAGCGCGCGCTCATCTCAAACTTGCTTTTCTTGGTGCTCTTGGATGACCTTTCTCTGGTCGGCCTTGCTCACTTTGTAGGGCGCTCCGATCTTGTCCGCGATACGCCGAAGTTCCTTCATATCATCAATCTCTTCAAGATTGAGATCGTCAGGTTCGGCTTCCCAATACTGACCTGCTTCAGAAAGATCATCGAGAGCTTTTTTCTTTTTGGTGTCTTCCTTGACACCTTCGAGTTTCCCAGCTTCGACCATCTGGCGAACACGACGATGCGGAATGCCCATCTGCTTCCAGTTCATCGATTCACCTGCAAAAAACTGTCGGCCATTCATACGAAACGCGCGACGCACAGTCAGGGGGCAGGTTCCGTCGAACTTCTTTTCGTATCTGGACAATTTAACCTCCTCGGGTTTTGTTGAAGTATAGCCGTTGCCGGTCTATCAGGCAACACGACAAGAAAAGGGCGGCAACCCACAAGTCGCCGCCCCAAAGAATAAGCGATTTCAGCCTATCAGACGATGGTGTTCCAGAAGAACCCGAGATCGGCAGAGACCAGCTTGTTGTCGAAAGCCATCTGCGCCTCGACGCGAGTGCTTTCCAGTTCATCGATGTAGAAGCGCTTCGTCGCCACGCCGAAGGCGTTGCTTTGGCCCATGAAACCGCTCCACGAGAACGTGTAACCACCCGAGGGCGTCATCAGCGACGGAGCCGGTGCAGCATAGGTCAGGAGAGCGTTGTTCCCGCTGATGAAGCTATGCGAAGCGGCAGCGCCCTGTGCGGCGGTGTTCTCGATGGCGCGCGAGATCACGACCTGCTCGATGCCGAACAGCGAGGCGAGCGTTTGCTCATTGACCATCGCCGGGCTGGTGTTGCCGACACCGCCCGAGTACTTCACGCGATCCACGATGTCCGGGTGATCGACCAGCGCATCCATGACCGGCTGCGTCAGCACCAGCCGGTTCGGCATGAAGCCGGTGTTTTCGAGGATCGCCGTCTTAGCCGAGCGGATGTTGCCGATAGGATCAGAACTATCGTCCGACCATTTCAGCGCTTGGCTGGAAGAGGGCGAAGAGTCGACACCAGTGATGTCCGTAGCCCACACGCCCGGCGAGAAGAACTTGGAGGTCCACTGCTTCTCGCGCTTGATGAGCATCTTGTGCATAACGTACTCGGACGCCGCGCGCTCCACATCGACAGCAGGATCAGCGTTCGCGCGAACCTGATCCGGCACATCGTGGTGGAAAGCCCAGACGTTAGCGAAGTACGTCGGCGTGTTGTCCAGTTCGTAGCCACCGCCAGCGGACTCGGTGCCCGGCGCGCGAACTTCCGCTTCGTCGCGGTTGAAGTCGCCACGGTCGAAGATGAAGTAGCGATCCGACTGCCGCGTCACCGGAACATTCGGAAACACCTTGGTTGCGACGAAGTTGTCTGCATTTTGCAGAAAGGCGACCGAGATGTTGGTAAGTGCCGCATCAACATGAACAGCACTGTTGGTGGGTTGGGTCATTTCAGTGACTCCTCACGTTTATGCGGCGTAGCCGCGCGGGTTGAAGACGATGGACGCCACTTCGCCGTCCGCTGTGCTGATGGTTGCGATACCGAGCACGGCGTCGCCGGTGGTTGCAACAACCGCTTTACCATCGGCATCGGACGTGACCAGCGACCCTGCCGGAACACTGCCACCGGCTTCGACACGAGTGATGCCCGAAACGGCAACTTCGGCGGCACGACCTTGGGCAGACGGGTCGTTCAGCAGAACGCCGATGGCGTCAGCACCTGCGGTCGAAACATCAACCTGACCATCCGACGCCATCGTGACGAAGCGGAACTGGTTTGCGGAAAGATCGCCACCGGCTTGGAGGGTGACGGTCTCCTGATTGTTCTTCACAGCCATCTCTAGGCCCTCCTCAGTTAGCTTCCGAGCGAGCTTCGCGCATCAGTTCTGCGCCTTCACCCGCTTTGGTGACTTCCGCGTATGCGGTCTCAAAAGCGACCTTATGCTCGTTGGCATAGTCGTTCGCCATCTTGTTCAGACGGAACGTGGCCGAAGCCTCGTCGTTGATCGGGTTGGAGCCGATCTCTTCCATCTGCTTCTTCAGGGCAGCATCAGCCGCCTTGAGCGCCTTGAGCATGTCCTCGTCGTCCCCGACGGACTTGAGCAGCTTACCCTTGGCGATGTCGGTGCCCGAAAGGTTCGGAAGTTCCTCCGAGCCGCGCTTGGCAAGATCGACGGCCTCGCGCTCGGCCTTGGCCTTGGCGAGTTCGGCCTCCTTGGCTTCGAGGGCCTTGAGGATCGTCGCCGGGACAGCCGACTTCTCGAACTTCTCACCCTCGATTTCGACGTACTCAGGATCGGCGCGCTTGGTCAGCTTGCCGTCCTCAACGTCGAAGCCCGCCTCGTCAGCGGCCTTTTCGAGATTGGCTTTCACCTTCTCAGCAGCCTCGGCCCGCTTGGTCAGGTCAGCGACCTGCCCCTCAAGAGCCTCCAGCTTTTCAGCGAGTTCCTGGGGGTCCATGTCGCCTCCTTTCTTCATCTCGCCCTTGCCCATGCACATCTCCTTGGCCATCTCACGCGAGTAGCCCTTGTCCATGAACTCTTTCATCTTGGCCTTTTGGGCCTCGGTCATGTCTTCTTCTTTCACGCCATCACCCTTTCGTTTGTAGAGCGCGATTTTCGATTCAGAATTGGCGGGCACATCCACAAGAGAAATCTCGTCGAGCTTGATGCCCTTGAGGCGGTAACCACTCATTCGATCTTCTCCCGAGAGGCGGCTTTGCCGCCAATGCTGAAGCCGGAAAACTTGCCCTTTTTCATCTCCGACCAGGTTTCATCGTCATGCACCTTCATGCCAATAAGCCACCCCTCCTTGTCAGAGTAGATGTCGAAGGCTTTCATGAGTTCCTCGGTCAGGGGCATGGAGTGAATGACTTCACCGATCTGACCGCCATCGTGCATGGCTTTCGCTTTGCGAACGTCCAGCATGAAGTCGTTTGCCATCTTCTCCATCTCGGCGGGAGAGATGAGATCGCCTTGGGTGTCCACAACAGGCTCACCGGCATCGGTGACGACAGACGCCCACCCATAGACGACACGTTGCTCATCGTCCATCTTGAGGATTTCTGCGTCCTCAACCGATTTATTTACAGGCACCTGTTGCATTACGGCCTTAATAATGGCCGAAACGGCACGGTCAAGCAACCCCTGCTCGACATTGCCGCTTTTCTCAAGCCGATCCATGATATCGTTGGCCCAATTCACGCCAGTATCGCCGCCCCACCCCAACCAGGCCACATAGCCCGCGTCCTTCCACGGCTCATCCTTGTGCTCTTCCGCTACCTCTGCGTTCTTTCGGTGGCGAGCGAAAGCAGACATGCGAGCGACAGTATCGCGGCTGAGTTTTTCACCAGAGGCTAGTTGGTTGGCACGGGTCCAGCCAACCTGCGTCATACCCTTCACCTCATCGCCGTACTTCTCTTTCCACCGCAGAACCTTCCGCGCATTGTTTCGCGCAGAGGCAGGTGGCTTGAAGCTGTCCTCGTCCTTGTCGATCTCCTTGCGCCCCGTAGATGGGACATGCACATCGGAGGGGGTCGGCTGAGACTTCTTGATCTTGTCGTGAATGTCTTGGTCGTGGTTGATTTCCTTGCTCCCACGAGCCGCATCGAGAAACGAATTTACGCGGGCAAACGCCCACTGCTCCTTCGACTTCACGTTAGGCCGGACGCTTTCAGGGTTGGTGCGATACGCGCCGATGCCACGATCATACACGTCTTCGAGCATCGAGACGGTGACGCGACCATGCTTGTCGCCATGCTTCTCGTTCCACTCGTCCGCCTTGTCCTTGAGCGTGTCCTTGCGTGACTTCTC